CCCGCCGAAATCGAAGAAAGGACGAGACGATGGCAAAGTATGAGATGCTTATCGCTGCATCCGGGAAACGTGGCTCTGCGCTCCTGCCGTGCGTTATTGTCGATGAAAAGGGCATTAAGCGTGCTGCTGTACGGGCTAAGGCGATGGCCAGAGCTTGCTACCCGGAGTATGAAAAATTCAATGTGGTGAAGATGAAGGTGACTCCTAATGAGTGAAAAAGGTCTGATGGACTGCGTGAATGGCGTAGTTACGGCTGCTTTTGAGTTGTACGCGGCGGATGGCAAAAAACTGAACAATGGCGATAGTTTCACAGTGAAACTCAATAACTGTGCGCTTTTCATTTCGCTGAAAGACGGGAGCTTGAACGTGCAATTTGACCCGGATGCTGATGCCGCAGGGGATACCCCGTACACGCTGAACATGGCACTTGATATTTATGAGGAGGAAAACGATGGATAAGAAGAAAATCCCCTATGCGGTTCGGGTTTCGGCTGCATTGCTGGCAGGAAAGACAGATGAAGCATTCAACACCATTGGTGAAGCACTCACCAATATTGTCGGCAAAATCAGCAAAATTTCTCACGACTACTGCTACGTTGACCTTCCCTTTGTAATCGCGGCCCTGCGAGTTACTGCCAATGCCTTTGAAAGCACTCTTGATGATAAAGGCAAAGAACTGGCTCGCACCGTTTATGAGAAAACCGATGGCATTGTTATCAATGCTGCAGAACTGATGAAACAGGCAAGGGAGGGCGGCAACGATGACCGAGAAAAGGCCGATTGATGCTAATGAACTGATGGCAAGGTTCTTCCGCAAGGAATGTTTGATGCGGGGGCACAATGCTGCGGCAAGCGCTGCTTATAAAGATGCTCAGAAAACGGTAGCAGCTGCGCCTACGGTAAGCTTGTGGCCGGAATGGCGAAATCCCGAAACAGATCCCCCGAAAGTCGAAGAGGATGTGATGATTCTGTTTGAAACCGCCTGCGGTGGATATGGGATTACGACGGCTCACTACGAAGATGGTACAGTCTTGTCCGAAAAGAGCGCTTTCTACTGGGAAGAAATTTTCGAATGGGGAACCTACGATGAAGAAAGCGATGATTACTTTATTCCTAAAGGCTGGTGGGAATATCGTTATTTCAACCAGGATGACGTTTACAATAACCGTGTAGATTCTCCCGTGGTTGGGTGGATGCCTTTGCCGCCGAAGGAGGTAGCGAAAAGTGAGTGAGAAAAAACTGATTTACGCAGATGATCTGTACGACAAGGTCTCAAGTATGGGCTTGCAGAATGGCTCCGCGCTTGGCCATCACAGTGGCACAGCTGATGCCATCGCGGAGATGATTCAGAATGCCTCTGCTGTTGACCCTGCAAGCTGCCTGAACTGGCACACTGGAAAGCCGCCGGAGCATGAATCTAAGTTTGCAAAGTTCAAGGGCACCGAGAAGTGGTTATACGGGATGTTTGAAATGACATCCGATGAGGTGCTTGTAACCGTCGAATTTCCCGATGGATACCGGCTTACCACCACAACGCACACGACAGATGGCGAATGGAGACCGCGCTATACAGGCATTGGGGGACACATAGTTGCGTGGACTGAGATGCCTGCGCCTGCAAAGGAGGTGGCGAAAAAATGAGAAAGCTTAACGCTGACCAGCTGAAGGCCGTGCTGAGCATGGAATGTTCACTGGGACATATTCACACGCTGGCAGATGTCGAAAATACAATTGATTATCTTGCCAAAGAAGAGCCGGAAGCCGCAGGTGATGTAGAAAAATTCAATATTTTTGATACCCCGTGGGCTGGAAAAATCCAAGCAGCATTCCCGAAGTCGTTCGTGAATATGCAAAATGAGCTCATTTTCAGCCCGAGAAGCAATTCCTGTTTCAGACTGGAAGATGTGAGCGATGAAACACAGATGAAAGCAAAAATTCTGGAGTGGCTTACGCGCACCGCAATTAAAGGCATTTCTCCGAAGGAAAGAAAACTTCACTTCGAGGGCATCAACAAGCTATTAGGTACGAATTTTACGCTGGAGGAAATGACGGATATCTATACTTACCTCGGCAACGGAATCAAGCATGATCTCTGCGTGAAGTTCGTGGAAAGTGGCTATGATATGACGCTCCTTCCAAAGGAGGCATGAGCAATGGCGAGAGAAACGTTAAAACCTTGCCCGTTCTGTGGCGCAGAGCTCAAGCCTTTTATTAGTACCCATGAGGTCACAACAGTCGATGGAAAGAAAATTGGCGAAATCGAGCGCGGCTATTGGGCGCACCCGGATGATTCCAAGTGCCCGCTCGGGTTTGGGTTTTCTCTTGCGCTGGAGGAGGTTGATAGTTGGAACCATAGAAAAGAAGATAGCCTGCGCTGGCGTAAGACCGAAGAGGAACCACCTGTGGAAAAAGACGGGAACCAGTATGGTGATGTTCTTGTTTTGGATGCCAGCCTTGAAGGATTTGTTACAAACAAGGGATGGCTTTATGTAAAAAGGGCGCCGGACATATATCCTATTTGGATGCCGATTCCTAAACCACCAAAGCCCTATTTGGAGGATGAACAATGAGCAAAGAAATCTTACTTATACGCAATGATGATGGCGAATTTGAGCTGTACGATGACACCTACGACGTAGTCATTCATTGCAAAAATCGGCAAGGCATGAAAGAGACCTGCGAGATTCTGCGCAAGGTGGGTACCGATGAGGAAGCACATAGCACTTTATTGGTGGATCCCGTTGATATGGCAATCGCCATAAGGAACCATTGCAAATCTCGCACTGATGGCTGTGAGGGCTGCTGCTTTGATAGACCGACCAGTGATAACGGAGATGGCGAATGTGTTTTGGGCTGTCCTGAAGACTGGGAAGTGTGAGGCTAAGAGATGGCATATAAGAAAATCATGGTTGAGCATGAGGTTTCACCGGGGCGTGAAAAGTGTACCTTCGGTGGTGACTTTTGGGGAAAAGAGGTATGCAAATACCATGCACTCCGCACCCAAACTCACGGAAACAAGGCTCCACCTGAATACAGGAAGCCGAAGTGCCTGCTGTTCAACTGCTGGCTCGAAGAGCCGTACAAAAAGTGCGAACCCTGCCGCAGGGCGTGCGCGGAGGTTGATGGAAAGTGAAAGCAGTCCTTTTGAGCATTCAGCCAGAATGGTGTAAGAAGATTCTCAGCGGAGAAAAGACAGTTGAGGTGCGCAGGACTTGCCCTGTGCATGGAACACCGTTTAAGGTGTACATCTACTGCACTTTGGCCGGGAGTGACAGCCTGTTTATGGATGTCCTCAACCGGGATGTGGCCGCGTGGAACCGTGGCGGCTGGCCAGAAAAAAGGGGACGCGTCATTGGCGAGTTCACCTGTAAGAAAATTACTGGCCTAACCCATGTTGGAGAAACAGGAAGCTGGGAACCGGCATGCCTGTACGTTATGGCACCCGGATCATACTACAAACCATCCGATGAACTTCTTGAAGCGGCTTGCATGAGCAAGGAAACCGCCGAAAAATATCTCAAAGGCCGTGACGGCTGCGGCTGGCACATTTCCGACCTGAAAATTTACGACCGCCCGCGACCGTTGAGCGATTTTACAAGGCTGCGGGCAACGAAATTTGGCTATGAGCCTGTAGATATTGAGCGACCACCGCAATCCTGGTTTTATGTGGAGGATGCAGAATGTACGTCATGAACAAAAAATGGGACTCTATCACGAACATTGCCCAGTGCACCAGCGTGTATGTGAGCCCCGAACACGAAATCAAGGCGGTTCCTACGGGTGGCGGCGCGGTATATCGTCTGGGTCAGTACGAAACGGCAGAAATTGCCCGCGCTGTGCTGAATGATCTGTATATGCACATTCCGACTGGCTGCATCTACCAGATGCCGAACGACCAGAGGGCACTGGTTCTGGCTCGCGGCATGGGCGATGAGCGGCCTGAAAAGTTTGCTGGGAACGGCAAGAAGCCGGTGCGTAGGGGAGGATCCTGATGGAGAAAACAGGTACGGTTCTCCCGTGTCCTAAATGCGGGAGCGGCTTTTTGGCATGGGGCAAGCCGTTTAGAAGCGCGACGCCGAAACTTGTCGTACTGTTAGGGCAGCATCGCAGAATTGTCTGTTGCGTGATGTGCGGATACTATGCGCCCTTGAAAAAATGGAACAAAGAGGAACGGAAAAATGAAAGCACACATTGAACCTAAGAGCCGGGAGTGCCCTTTCTGCGGTGCACCGACCTATGAGGTTGTAAGCGTTACAGGCATGAAGTGCGTTCGATGCACCAACAAGAGAACCTGCGGTGCAATCGTCAGCTTCAACAACAAAGATTGCGACGAACGTGGGGTTTCACCGGTTAAGTACTTCAATCGGCGGGCAGGAAAGGAGTGAATAAGGGTGCCGTGCTATGAGGTCGCAATCGAAGCAAGAAAAAATGATACGGCAGAAAAATGTATGTTTTCTGCATGGATTCGTGAAGAAAACACGCCGAAAGCCGTAGAAGAAGCCTTGCAGAAAGTAGCTTATGAACACCCCAATTTTGGAATGCTGCGCCCGGTATGCGTAGAAGAGCAAAAACTGGTAGCAGCGTATTGGCAGGGAACATCGGCACCTCGCCGACAGTGGAAAATAGTTCATAAGTACAAAGTGGAGTATAGATCCCCAGTGAGTAATAAGGAACTGCTCAAAAAATCTTATGTGTGGGCAGTATCCGCAGAAGAAGCTGTGGGCTATGCAAAAGAGAACGTTGGAATTTCGGGACTTATAGTGAATGCGGAGGAATCTAATGAATCTGATTCGTGAAATTTTCTTTAGTCCGATGGTCGTGGATGCGGCCGGAATTATCCTGATCGTGGCCGCATTGCCCATGGCGGGCTGGTCCTGGGCCGTGAATCACATGGCGGGCCCGAAGGTCAAAAATGCAAAGGAGGGCACATGAAAGCACATCTGGCGTTCCTGTGCAATGGCCGGTGCCAGTGGTGTAAGAACTATTGGGACTGCAGCAAAGCAAAAAGGCTCTTGGCAAAAATTTTGGGGTGCAAAGATTGGAGATGGCAAAACAGATGAAGAACATTCGCCAGCAGTGTGTCGATGAGCAGGACAAGGCCGCACAGATCTTTACTTGGTGCATGGTGGTGGCTATGCATCAGAAAGAAGGCATTGGAGCCACCCGCCAAAGCTGTACTATTCGTCTGGAGTGAACGTGGAAGATATGATTCGCGTGATGAGTGCTGTGTCTGCGAAGATGGCGGCAGAGCGGGGCATCAAGCGTGTGCCGCTGGCTGTTTTGAGCCAGAGTGAAATTTCTCGTCGCATGAGTGCCATTTGAGTAAACAAAAAGAGGACTGCTTGCGCAATCCCCCGAGAAAAGCAACTCTATTATACCTAAATTGATGGATTTTGGCAACGATAGAACAGGAGGATGCGCAAAATGACTATCCCGGAAGACATGATGACATTCATTGAAGAAACCGCCCGTAAAGCCGCCCGCGAGGGCGCAAAGGAAGTTGTGGCTGAGCAGGCTCGAAAAGCCGCAGGTCGGTGCGACCGCCGGTTGCGGAACACGAAACTGCTCCTGAAGAACTACCGGATGTTCAAAAAGCACTGCACAGGTGCGGTCTATACGGACGAAGCTGGCGAACATGACGGCCAGGAGGAAGAAACCGCACTGGAACTGCTGGACATGATGCTCCAGCGGAACAACGCCATTACGGTTGAATCCATCCGCAACAGCTGCCGGCGCACTAAAATCATGATTCGTCATATTGATGCTATGCTTGGCTTGTATGAGACCTATTGCAATCAGGGGGACAATGAAGCACTGAAGCGGGGGCTGCGTATCATTAAAGCCATGTACATTGACGAGAACACTAAATCTGTGGAGCAGATTGCGGCGCAGGAAAACGTGAGCGCCCGGCAGGTTTACCGTGACCATGATGCAGCAGTGGATAAAATCTCGATGCTGATGTTTGGTATCGACGCATTGGAAATGTCTTAGCTCGATGTCAAAAAGATGTCATGGACGCGTCACGGCAAAAGTGGTACAATAATACCGTAAAATTCTAATCATAGCGCATTGCCCGCCCGGTTTCGCCACCGGACGGGTATTTTTATGCCCAGAAAGGAGGAAAGATACCGCCGCTCCCTAATTTGTTCCGCAACGCCAGCGGAAAAGCAAAGAAGGGAGAAAAAATGAATCAGCAAGTAGTGTATCAGGATATTTCGCAGATCCATCCCTATGAGAACAACCCCAGAAACAACGAAGCAGCCGTTGGTCCGGTAGCCCAAAGCATCAAGGAATTTGGATTCCGGGTGCCCATCTTGATTGATGGAAAAGGCACGATCATTGCCGGACACACCCGCTATGAGGCCGCAAAACGGCTGGGCATGGACAAAGTGCCCTGCATCCGGGTCGATGACCTGACGGACGCGCAGATCAAGGCATACCGCATTGCAGACAACAAGGTGGCGGAAGCATCCTCTTGGAATGATGATGTGCTCCGCGCCGAAATGGATGCGCTGCAAGCGCTGGATGTAGATCTGAGCAGTACCGGCTTCAGTGAAGTGGAACTTGATGGCCTGCTTCGGGATGTGGATGATTCCGATTTTGAAGAGTTCTTCACAGAGCCTGCCCAGCAGCCGCCCAAAGTGGCCGATACAGGTTCGGACTCTGAAAGCCAGCAATCTGGACAGCCTGCACCTTTTCAGCCCGCTACGGCACAACAGAACGGCGCTAAGCTTATCCAATGCCCGCACTGCGGAGAATGGTTTGAAACATGAGGCTGTGTTTGGCGGGCACCTTCCCGGCAGAGAAGGTCGTGCGGGAAAACAGGCCGGAGTACGTTCTGGAGAGTTTTTTCTACATCAAGCCGTGGCAGGTCGAGGAAATGTCGAAGTGGAAAATGTTTCTTCTCGACAGCGGGGCGTTTACTTTTATGCACGGCATAGAAGCATCGTCAAAGCCGGTGGACTGGGATGGGTATCTAGGCAGGTACATCGACTTCATCAACCGCCACGACATTCAGCATTTCTTCGAGTTAGATGTAGATATCATCGTAGGCTATGACGCTGTAAAACGCATGAGAGCCCGCCTTGAAGCTGAAACAGGGAAGAAAAGCATCCCGGTATGGCACAGATCCCGCGGATTGGACGAGTTCAAGCGGCTGTGCAGGGATTATCCCTATATCGGCATCGGCGGCTTCGCAATCAAGCATATCCAGCCCAGCGAGTACGGCTACATCCGCAGGCTGGTGCAGTATGCAAATGCTTGCGGGGTGCGGGTGCACGGTCTGGGCTACACCAAAAAGGATGCGGTTGACTTTGGCTTTTATAGCGTGGACAGCACCACATGGACTACACAGGTCAATTTTGGCGGCTTGTCCTACTTCAACGGCTCAGAAATGGTTGCGGTCAGACCCCCGAAGGGCATGATAGGCGCAGACTACCGGATTCGTCGAGAATATGCGCTGAAAGAGTGGATCAAATACCAGAAGTACCTTGATACGAAAGGAAAATGGCGTGGATAAAGATATCGTATATCGCGTTGAGGATGGCATGGACAGAGAAAAAATTCTCTGCACTACCTACCAGATGCGGAATTTTTATATGCAGTTCAGAGACGGTTTCTTCACCAATCTGGACGTAATGAACTATATTCAGCACCTTGCCGCCGCCCACATGGCGAAAAAGGGCATGAACGTGCTGGATGTGTGCTGTGGCCGCTCTCTGATGCTCCCGCTGCTGCGCTACTACGCAAAGGATATTGCATCCTATACCGGCGTAGACATCAGCAAAGCGAACATCAAAGAGGCTATGCGCGGCGCAACCGCAAAGAACCTTGAACCTAAAGATCTGACTTCCTACTACCCGTTCCGGGTGGGTTGGAAGCTGGGCAACGTTGCTGAGATGTCGAAAGTCATCCCGGCGGGGTTTGCCGATTTTGTAATTTACACCTCTGCCATTGAGCATATGCACCCTACGGACGGCGCAAAAAGCCTTGCAGAATGCTACAAGGTGATGAAGCCGGGTGCAAAGATGTTTCTCTCCTGTCCAAACACCCCGGGCAATGGGTATCAGACCCAGTACCGCGCTCATGTCTATGAGTGGGGCTACGATGAACTGAAAGCCAAGCTGGCCGAAATCGGATTCAGCATTGTGCAGGAGGTGGGACTGGTCACCGGCGTCCGAGAGATGGACGAGTTCTATTCCAAACAGGAACCGGCGTTGCGGGACTTCTACTCCCGGATGAAAGCCTATGTCCCGTCTGCATTCCTTACAGCCTTTATGGCAATTCCGTTCCCGCGTGAAGCAAAAGAACTCCTGTTCATCGTTCAGAAGCCGAAAGGAGAAGAAAACAATGGCTAAGTTTGAAAATCGCTACGGCGTGCGTAAAATCGTCTATAAGCAGAAATGCCGGTGCTTCTGCCCCATCGGAAAGGCATACTACACCAATGAATTTACTGTGACCATGGAGCCGGCAGAGATTATCCCGGACTACTGCGAAATTGACAAGTTCATCCGCGAATGTCTGGAAGGTGAAAGTTTGGTCATCGAGGAAGCAGCCAGCAAGCTGAAGAAGAAGCTTGTTGAGGACGTGCACCCCAGTTGGATCATGGTCGAATCTGCGGTGAACGACGCATCCCATGGCAATGTGGTCGTTATGGTATGAGGGGGGCAGGGGATATGAGAAACACCAAAACCCTATGCCAGACCGCAGTTGTCGCGGCTCTATATGTCGCATTAACCACCCTGAACCCGTTGTCATGGGGAGTTATCCAGTTCCGGGTGGCTAATATGCTGTGCGCCCTCCCGTTCAAGGATAAGCGGTACGCCCCGGCGGTTCTGCTGGGGATTGCAATCGCAAATGCAACGAGTCCTTTCGGCCCGGTCGATGTGCTCTTTGGCCTGCTGGCTGAGGGGACTGCATACGCACTGGTGGTCTGGGGGCCGTGGAAAAGGCTGGGGATTCTGTGGAAAGCAGTCATCCTCTCCCTGTCCGTGGCTCTCTTCATCGGTGTGGAACTGTCTGTGATGGTCGGCGCGCCGTTCTGGTTGACAAGCGCTGGCCTGTTCGTGGGCACATTCCTGGCCGTGGAACTGGGAAATTTGATAATCTCCAAAACCGCTCTCGCAAAGGTCGTGTGAGAGGGGCGCGGCGCTGGCTCTGCAAAGGGCCGGCGCTTTTTCTTTGGAAACAACACAACAGTCCGGGTAGATACCGGGACAGAAAATGAAGAAGGATAGTGGTGGCGATGTAGATGGAAACGCGAGATAAGGCGTTCACCCTTTATAAGAAAGGGATGGGATGCACCGAAATCGCAAAGAAGCTGGGCGTATCGCTGAACACTGTGAAATCGTGGAAGAAGCGCTATTGGGATGCGCAAAAGGGTGCACCCAAGAAACGCACCCCGCCGCACCCCAAGGGTGCATCTTCCAAGTGCCCCCAGAAAGCCCCGCAGGATGGCAAGCCAAAGTCGGGCGCACCGCTGGGTAATGTCAATGCAGTTGGCAACCATGGAGGCGCGCCGCCGGGTAACCAGAATGCCTTGAAACACGGTGGCTGGTCTGCGGTGATGTTTGGCTCTTTTTCAGAGGAAAACCAAAAAGCCATTCAGGACTGCACGAAGGATGTTGATGCAGAAGACTTGTTGATACAGGAACTCCAACTGCTGACCGCCCGGGAAGCTTTTTTACTTCAACGCATTTCCGCTGTTCAAGAGAAAAAACAGCACATTCAGTCGGTGCATACCTCCAAGTCTGGCAGATCGTTTACTCGTTTGGACGAGGACAAGGAAAAAGAAGCCCGCGACAAGAAGGCTTACATTGAGCGGATAGATGCTAAAGTCGATCGGGAAGAAAGGCTCCCCGGCACCACCGTGGAAACATCAACCACCGTCGAATCAAGCTACCTTATCGTGGAACGCTTAGAGCGGCTATTGACCGATGTACAGCGCCAGAAGTCCAAGGTGATACAACAGCTTGCCGACCTACGCAGAATGAGCAACAGCGGCAAGAATGAGCTGGTAGACGATTGGGTCGCGGCGGTCGAGGCGGCAGACACGGAAGCGGAGGATGCGGACGATGGCACTGAGACAACGTGAAGTCTTTGCCAAGCGGATCCCGCTGTACCGTAAAGACCCTTGCTTGTTCTTCAAAGAGGTCACTGGCTTCAAGCCTGATCCGTGGCAAAAAGAAGCCGCCACAGCTATTGCACAACACCGCAAGGTTTCAATTCGCTCAGGACAGGGCGTTGGCAAGACTGCCTTTGAAGCAAACCTAGTCCTTTGGTTTCTGTCCTGTTTCCCGTATCCGCGCGTGGTGTGCACGGCTCCGACCCGCCAGCAGTTAAACGATGTCCTCTGGGCTGAAATTGCCAAGTGGCAGGAACGCAGCCCTGTCTTGCAGGCTATGCTTGTGTGGACAAAGACTCGTGTTTACATGAGAGGACATGAGAAACGCTGGTTCGCCGTGGCTCGCACAGCCACCA